AGATTTTCCCTCAAAATAAAATATAGGATCTCTGTCCTGTGCTGGATCTGCATAATGTATACTTCCAGAATCTACAGTTCTTCCATATTGACCAAATGGTATTTCATTTGCATAGAATCCATTTCTGCTAACCGCTAAGATTCTCGAGTTCTCAATTGTAGTTGGATTTGATGTAACTGTAGCTAATGTAGCATTTCTAATTAATACATCTTTTGGAAGTAGATCAGATACTTCCCTGGCTGATGCATTAAGCATATCACTTAAGCCAGAAGTATCACTTACCGTTCTGCCAAGTAAATCTTCTACTTGTAATTTAAATGTTTGCATTCATTTCCTTTTAACAAGGGGAGGGATATCACTCCCAACCCCTTGTTATCATTGTTTTACCCAGCGTCTACCGTTGCTTTTGTTGAACCATTGCATAGCCAGTAAGTGCCATCACAAGTAATCTCAATCGTATCATTAATTGCGCCAGCATTTAATGTTAACGATGATACTGTCTCGTGTATGTCTCTACCAGTATTTGTTGCATGGTCGGTACCATAGCTACCATGATAGTATATTTTACTTGCACCACCACTTACCACATGCTCACTATCATCCCCTGATATAACTTTACAGGAGAATCCTTTGTAATCATTTGATATAGTAGGTAGTGTAACTGTTATTGCAGATCCAGACAAAACAAATGTTTTGCCACTATCTGCATTACCAATACTATAGGCTGCTGTTTTGCTTTCGACAGATGCGGTTGTTCCACCAATATATGGTCTAGCCATTTAAACCTCCTTAATCAGTTATCTTGAATAACTTGTGAGATTCGATCAGGGTTATACCAATACCTTCATCAGACATATACTGGTCTTTTACGCCATCAAACGCATTATCAGTTTTGATATTTGTTTGATATACAGGAGGTCTGTATACAGAATGGAATAAATTCTCTTCTGATACTACCATCATGTATTTGTTGTAAGGGCCACGTAAGACTGGTGTAGGGATCAACATAAGAACACCATGAGGAGTTTCTAGTTGACGGTAGTTGAAACCAAGTGTGTTTCTTTCAGATGGGCCCATATTAACAGTCCAACCTGAATTTCCACCGAACCCTGAAGCTCCTTCCATCTTAGACCAATAGCTCATTGCGCCCATTCCACAGAAAGCCATCTTCATTCCAGATTCTGGAACATATTGGAAGACTTTTTCCATGTCATCTACGAAATCGCCATAAGCATAAGTTGCTTCAGATACGGTGAAGTAGTTCTGGTCATCACCAGAAGTTGCACCATAATCTGCTAGGGCGGTTACAATACCTTTTGTTGTGCGAACTTTATTCCCATCGGAATCTGTTATTCCACCATCGGAAAATGATTCTGCAGAAGTTCCATCTCTGGAGTCCTTCAGACCTGTTCCATATGGTGAATCACCAAATAAGAACGCACGTTCTTTTTGGATCTTGTGTTCTTGTGATTTCTGCAAACGTAATCTAGCTAGTTCAGATGACTCGCCACGAAGTGCTGCTGCCTCTAGGGTACCAGTAATTTGTAGGGGAGTTTTAAAAATCTGAGTACTATTCCAGACTACTTTTAGTTCGTCTGCCCATGCTTCAGGTGCTGTTGTACCCTCGCCATGTGCATTACCAACCACAATGAAGATATCATTATCTGCTGCGTCAATCGCAGCTGCACCAACGTTCTTGTACTTAAGAGTACTTGATGATGATGCTTCTGTTATCACAACGTGACCTCTAAGTGTGTCTAGATCTTCATTCCAAACTTCACACTCAAGACCTAGCCAAGAGCTGTCAATAGTGCTTGATAATCCAACAATGTTATCTATAGCAAGAGCAGAAGCTAATTCTGCTGTAGTAGCTACTGAATCTGGATTAGCATTTGCTTTAAACTGCTGTTTCTGCCAAGGGTTACGATGTTCAAACATCTTAAATAACGGATCAGGTGGTGTACGCTGTTCCTGATTAGCCACAACCGTTGTAAACGGTGTCACATCAGTCCATAGTTCTTTTACAACCTGTGGGCTGATATAAAAATCTCGCCGATCGGTATACAGAACACCTGAGCCGCTAAGGTTTTTCGTTACTGCTGCCATTTTATTTTACCTATTTCCTTAATTTGCTCGTTGAAAGTAGTGCAGCATTAAACAAGTCTTGTTCATTTGCAGTAGGTTGACTTATCCCAGTTTCAACAACTGTTGTAGTGGGAACACTCAATGCCTGCTGTTGTTGTACATATTCTTGTTTCTTTTGCTGCGCCTGTACTTGTTCGGGTTTGGGAGCATTCTGTAAGTCGAATAGTTTAGCAAGAACATCAAGAGTTACATTATTTGGGTTAGTAGCCCAGCCAATAAAATCAGCAGCTTTCATGTCATTCCAGCCATAAGAGTTCTTAACCTGGGTGTAAGCTTGATTCATCATAGACTGCTCACGTTGCTTAGCCATATTTTGTTCATGGTCTTGAATACGTGCATACTCTATCTTTTTCAGATAGTCATAACGTGCATCTTGATATTTTTCCTTTTCCATTCTAAACTTAAAAGAATCACTCTCAGGATCATTATAGGCATCTACTTCGCTGTAGTTCATCGGTCTTTCTGGTGGCGTAGGCTCCTTCAACGGATCAACCTGTGGCTGTGGCTGGGTTCCGTTGGAGACTGGTGCTTGTTGAAGTTGGTTTACAGCTTTCTTATAAATATCAAGCTCTTCTGCCATTCTACTTGCATCATTCTTGGCTCTATCTGCCTGTGATTGCCAATACTCCATCCTATTTGGATCCTCTTTTGCAGATACTTCTGTGTTCTCAGAAACTTCGCTGCCCTGCGTAGTTTGAGATTCTTGTGGACTTTCATCCATTATGGGTGTTTGTGTAATTGTAGGATCAGGAGCTCTTGTATCTGCACTAGGCTCATCGTATAAAAACGAATCGCTTTGTTGTGGAGCTTCCTGTACTTCAGCATTACTTGTGTTTTCCATTATTCCTCCAATGGTATTATTTCATCGTTTGTAGCTTCTTGCTCAGCAACGACATTTTTGACCTTCTTAAGCTCGTCATCAGTTCGGGCTGCGTATAGCTTAGAGGCCATGTCAGCTCTATTAGAGGATTGCTCAAGTTCAGTCTTGAACTTTTCTACTTCGACACGTTGACGTGCATGAACCAGCTCACGTCTAGCTGTTTGTAGATCTCCCTGTAAGTCTTTTATCTGTTTAGATTGACCTTCTACCTGACTTGTAAGTTGCGACATCTTTGAAGAACGGTTTAATACGTCTTCAACATTCGCAACTTCTGTCTGCTTAAGGACTTCAATCTGATCTATGATACCAGACTTATACAATTCCATGTAATATTCAAACCTAGCGTATCTATTAGATGGAAGGGTGGACCCTGAAACTACTAATACATCATATTTACCAACTGTTACGTCATTTAGTTTACCCAAGAATTGACCACTAATGTCGTCATAGACGGGTTCGTTTATTTTTATTTCTTTTGGTTTATGATTCGGTTGTAGTAATCTCAAAACTTTCATGCTAGTATAAGTTGCCTGTATAAGCTGAACAACTAACCTAGCTAACTGATTGATACCTTCTTCGATATCATCACGTTTAGATTTAATTCTTCTTTGACCATACTCATCAATCGCCAGAGTACCTTTATAGGTTTGTGGCATTGCTGAGGGATCTCCTTGCATTAAAGCATAGATTCCAAGTATTCGTTCAATATCTGCCTTGGCGTCTGCTTCATTTTTATATAATTCATTTGGTAGTGGTATAGGCCCAGCTACTATAGGTTGTCCTAATTCAGGATCAAACTCTATAACTGCTGTTCCTGCTCTACCCCATTCTTCCTCTAGTTGCTGTTTATTCATTGAACCTCTAGGAATAAGCAGCTTAACATTGGTAGATGAGGAAGCATGAGCTACAATCAATGAACGAATCTTGTTAATATAAGACTGTAAGCCCTTAACCATTCTTACATCACTCAATGGATACGGGTTTCTGTTATGAGTGTTCATTATAGTAACTACTGGATAATCATCAACAGGTAAGCCATTTATAAACAGAAGCTCTCCTCCAGCACTCACTACCTGCTTGATTCTTGTTAATGAGATTTCATTTACTAGCAAATCCCCTGTTTCCATTAATTCTGCAAAGGTCTTTTGCTCAATCATGGTAGTACTGCCTTTAATAGCCATGGGCGTTTCTTCCCCTTGCATCATGACTTGCTCTTGAGTAACTGGATTTATTACGAGATGAAAGACAGTACCATATTCCTTTTCAATCTCTTTATATGTTTCTACTTCATTATCATCTGTAACCACTCTCTGGTCTTCTTTATTGTATACTTTATAGCCAATCTTCTGGCTGTATTCCTGGTATTCTTCTATAGTAAGTATCTTCTCATCATTCAATTGGGGATCAAAAACACGATAATGAGGTACTTTTATCTTACTATATCTCTCTATTACTTCTATTTCTCTATCTTCTTTGGAAAGAATGCGCTGGGCACTGATTTCTTCCTTACTAACAACCTGATCTTCAAGCCCATGCCTAAGTGATTCTGTCTGAGGAGCAACAGTCACTTCAGTAGCTCTACGGATTATTTCTTCCATTCCAGGGTACATGGAGATAAGCTGTGCCTCGGAATAGAGTTTCGATACGATTATATTAGACGCATCTCTTGAGTAAGGATCTTGGGATGAAGGGTCTATATATACATCAAGTGGATCAATCGCCTTAACGAACACGTCACCTTTACCAAAATCAGCCTGGGGATCATGATAAACTATCATACACCCCATTCCTTTGACGTAATAATCGTCAATAGCTTCCTTTAGTTCGGTATTACCCTTTGAGTTCTCCCATACCCAGCTCATTAAATCTGAAAATATTTGACCAGTTTTAACATCGCTTCCCTCTCTTCCAGTCGATTGAAAGCGTGGAGCATTAGCAGTAAGCATAGCTTTCGCCTGTTCAACTGCTGGATATATAACATTAACAACTAAAGGCTCTTGAGCTCTCTTTCTCAGAGAATTTACTTGCTCTTTAGTCCATTGCATGCCATTTCTAAACTCGCTATCCTCGACAGCCTGTCTAGCCCACTTAGTACGTATTGAAGCGTACTCGGCAAGCAGTTCTTCTGAAAGTTTTACTTCTGGGTTCTTCTCTGGCATGTTTATGATCCTGCGAACTTAGACACTTATACAGATAAGAAGTTTCAAGTAATTAGCCAATCATCCGTATTTTTTCTATAATTGCTTTGTGAGTGATGTTCTTCTTTATGATCGTTGATATGATGAGGCGTATAATTGTTCTTTGTGGCGTAATATAAGCCATCTAATAGGTCATCATGCTTACCTCTGGGGAACATGAGCAACTCATCCTTCAATTCTTCCATATTTGCTAGTATATACATCTTCTTTTGAGCAAACCATGGCTGCATAGTCTCTAATCTACTGGACTTACTGGTTCTGGGTGTTTCCTTGATTTCAAGCCCTGGTATGAATAATCCCAGTTCTTCTGCCTTTGTTCTTAAATAATCACGTAACATCTCCTGATATCCTACTGATTCTATCCTAGTTTTGACAGGTTTGTATTTTTTGAAGTATTCTAGGATATGATCCGCTAATTTCATCGGAGTAGACCTTTTACGATAATATGGCAAAACATACTTATTATTCTTATTATCAACTGCTACAGCTACAATAGTTGAGTAATCTGCGTGTTTTTTGATAGAACTAGCAGGATCTACCCCCATAAAGATATTTACAGGCTCAATCCTCCCAGAAGCGAACTCTATATACGATTCATCGTCTATCCATCTAATTTTACCATCATATACCTGAATATACTTCTCTTTGAACATTTGGTCTTCATCACCAATGATTTCGCATTGATATTCACGATAAAAGGAAGAAACACGACCAATTGACTCCAATGAACGCTTTTCTGCCTCTAATTTCTCCTTAGACCACATCTCGGGCCATAAAGCAACACCATCATCTTGCAATGCCTTATATCTTTTAGATACCCATCCATGTGTCTCCATTAATGTTTCAACCATGCAGCGTTGGTGCTGCGGGGTACCAATAACTGCAAGTCTGCCTCTTTTAGCATCTAAAGCTGGTATTAAAGACTGTAATAACCATTTTAAGTTAAATTCCATCGCTTCCGATGTCTTAGTGTTATTCATATCCTCTGGATCATCCAATACCACCAAGGTTGGGCGTTGGTTACCATGTTTAAGCCCTACAACCTGCTGGCCAGTACCTCTACACATGATCATAGTGTCATCTTTTAGTATAATCTCTGTTCTTGACCAGGTACGGGAGCTATGCTGACCCCAATAGCCATAAACACTACGAAGTTCCATACTATACTCAAGTGCATTCTTAATAGTTTGTAATAAACGTACAGCATGTCCTTCGGTCTTTGAAGATAGAACTACAAACTTAGATCCTTGCTGCGTTAATATATGCCATATAGGAAACACACAAGCAACCAATGAAGACTTAGCATGGCCACGTGGTGCAATGATATTTAGCTTATTTAGGGTTATATCTTCTAATAATTCAGCTATTTCATAGTGAAATGGGGGAGATGCTGACGAAAACATAGATGGTAAGCATATCTTGCCAAATAATATAATATCATCAGCTAATTTCTTCTGAATGGAGCTTGTGCCTTTCAAAACATCCTTCCATGCTTGGTTTTTTCGTATTTGGACATCGTCTTAGTACATTTAGGTAGATTTTTAACTTTATTACCTTCCAAAGCACACGAAATAAGTCCACAATGTAGATTCCCTTTGTATTTTGCTGCAAAAGCGCATTGCCTGTTATCAATCAATGGACATAAGTCAAACATCAATAACAAGCACTTGGAGGCAGGCTATCTTCATCCTCCAATCTCTTAATTAAATCATCTATATACCATTTAGCCTTCTGTAAGTCTTTTATTGTATTTCCCTTATAGGGAGCACGTACAATGTATTTGACTATATTCCCACGAAACCAATCCATTTGCCATGATGCTATAAACTCTGTTACTTCAATTCCTTTGGTATAATGGCTCGGATGATTCACATCATCTTCATCTCTATCAAATATCGGCATCTACAGTCTCCGTTTTTCTAGAAGCAACCATCTTTTTCTCTTCAGTCTCTATCTGATCCATTATTTGATTGGTCATATCAATCTCTAATGTATCGGTAGTGATCTTCTTATTGGGCTTCATTTCTAACATATCAACAAAATTCTCTGCTGCACGCAGCATATTAGACACATCTTGCTTTTCTTCTGCTATTGCTATAGCCTTTAAAATAGTATCTAAGACAAATGATTTGTCAATACCCTTTGAATTCATTATCTCCATTAACTTCTCTTCTACCATATCCTTAATAACCTCTTGTTTGAATAATCTTTTAACTGTAGCCCTTGGTATCTTCTGATCTGGCCTGTATATAGTCCCAAGTTTGTCCCAATCGACCTTATTTCCGCCCATAACCTGTCCAACATAGGCACTCACTACGTTTTTAGTCCTTTTTTTCTTGGATTCACGTTCCTGCCAGGGTTTTGGCTTCACCATAGAGTAAATACCTGCTTCTCTGTTGGGTATATAGAGCAATCTGGAGCTGCCAGTTACCCATTGTACCCCACATGTAAGCTTAACAATGGTCTTTACCCTACCTTGAGAGTCAGTATAGTTCTTCCTGGATAAGCACTTCCCTACATACTTATCATCTGTGATGGCCCAGTCGTCTTCATGGGCATCTTTCCAGTATACCGCACGAACTGGAGCTTCATCCTTTGGATATACTGTAAATTCTTGGATCTTACCCCCAATTCTACGTTCTATCGTTTCCATAGGAGTGTGGATTTAAATGTAATACATATATGTACTACATATATATGTTAATATTACATTACTAAGTAATACATTACTCCAGTAATGTAGTACTTCAATTCTTTTCTTCCTTTGGATCTTTGGGCTCACTAAGATGCTGCTGAATAATTTCATTGATTATCTCCTTTTCTGCTCGGTACTCGTCAAAATCTTCGATATATGCTTCAAATGCGTTATCGACTTCCTCTTGTGAGGTTACACTTTCTTCGAATTTCCCAGTACGTGGATTGAAAACTTCGTATATAACCTTTTTTGACATAAAAAAATGTAATTCATTATTAGAATTTATAAAATTATCAATATCTTAAACAAGCTGAG